CAAAATTCTTAAACGCTTCCCAAACTTTACCAACAACTTCAGTTACAGTATCCCAATTCTTAACTAATAACACAATGATTGCTATCAAAGCAACTATTGCAATAATAATTAAACCAATTGGGTTTGCCAACATTGTAAGATTAAATAGTCTTTGTGCTGCTGTGGCTATTCCTGTTATGGTTGTCCATGCTGCTGTTACTGATGACCAGGCTGTCATTGCAATGTTTACTACTAATATTGCTGCAGAAAGTACTCCAATTACTGCAATCAATGGAAGCATGACTACTCTATTTCTATCAACAAAACTAATTACAGTAACTAACATATTTACAAATTTATCTATAATAGGTAATAATTTTGTACCTATTTGTTCTTTAAGGTTTGCTATTGCTAATTCTAATTTCTTTGAAGATGTAACTTTCTTTTCTGCTGCATCGCCATAAGTTGTTGCACCTTCTGCTATTAACAGATTTAATGCTTCTGTTGATTTTCCTGATTCAAACATTGCTGCTGCTTGAGCATATACTTGTGCATTAAGTCCTGGCAACATCTTTTCAAGATCGCCTGCTTTAAGTTCACCATCTGCCATTCCTTTAGCAAACTTCTTTGTCCAAGTCTCTAAATCAACACCAGTTAAAGATGCAACATCAGCACCAAGATTTAATAATTCAACAGATAAACCTTTAGCAGATTCAGGTAAATAAACACCTAATTGTGTAGCAAGAACAATGAGATCATCATTATCCATTCCAAGTGCAATACCAAATTTATCAGCATCTTCTGTAATTTTTTGTAATGCTTTTGATCCAGCACCAAATGCTGACTCAGCACCTAATATTGCTTGCTCTGCACTTCTTGCTTCTTCAGTGGCATCTTTTAAAAATGCAACACCTTTAGTTAAAATAAATCCAGATGCAAATGCAACTGCAGCCTTTGAGGCACTACTTAATTTGCCTTCAATGCCACCTAGTTGTTTATTAGCATCATCTAATCCTTGGGTAAGTTTTTTTGTCTCAGCAACAATATCAATTGTAATCTGTTGAGCCATTAACTATCCCTCCTGTTTAGTACTTCAACTATAGCGTTGTATTCATCCAGCGTTAGTTCCCAAAAGTCTGATGGTTTCATTCTTGTTGCTACACAAAAATTAGCCATTCGTTCTAGGCTGGATTCCCCTCTTTTGGGACGGTGAATTCAACTCCTGCAAGTTCAGTCAATTCTGCAATTGACATTAATTCTGCTTCTTCTATTGTAAGTGATGTGTTAGTTCTCTTTGCCATCATGTATTGCATAATAAATGCTAATTTTGCTTTTGAAGGTGAGTTTGTCCATTCGTCCATTGGCAAACCTAAATAAGTTTCAACTTCTGCAAGTTCTTTCCATTTTAAATTGTTTAATAAATCAGTTTCCATTACTGCCTCCTGTTAGTCAAAGTTATATTTCTTTATAACTTCTTTTATATTTGTTTCGTATGTTTCTGCTATGTAGTTTTGATCTTCAGATGCTGCACGTCTTAAATATGATTGTGCCCTAATATTTCTTTTAGGATAACCATATTCAATTACTCCAGCATAAGCAATCTTAGCACTACCTGCTTTAATCTGTACCCTTTTATTGGCACGATTACCTTTTATGCTACCTGCTAAGGCACCAGTTAATTTTGGTGCCAGGGCAGAAGCCTTAGATGCAATCGTTGAACTAAGTTCAGCGTTAGCGTCTTTTAGATCTTCAAAGTTGTCTCCTAATTTCTTAAGAGCAGATAAAGTTTCCTTTAATCCTTCAACCTTGATACCTACTGCTTCTGCCATAGCAAACCTTTATTAGGCTGTTACTCTTTGTGGCTTACCATCTAAAATAAATGTTAAGTCATAAACAAAGTATTCGCCTGCTGCTCCACCCAAATCTGGTAATGTTTCTGCATAACCTGATGCCACAAAATGTGGTTGATTGTTTGATGCAACTTCATTGCCGTATGGTGCAAATGTTAATTCTACTTGTGCACCTGGTGTTGCGTACAGAGAAGACCATAATGAGGCTGCTGCCACATCTTGGAATCCTGTAACTTGACATGTAAAGTCTAAATTATCTTCGTAGTTTCCAAAACCCATTTCGCCAACAGCAGAAGAGAATTTTACACTCTTTACTGCACCTGCGTAATCGACATCGTCTAAACTGAAAATAATACTTTTGCCTTTAATGCGTGACATATTAATTTCCTCCTGTTATATCTATTGATATATTAATGTTTGTTGCTAAGTAGACTGCGTTATTTATGTCTAACATAAATGGTTTATCTACTGTTAATTTTGTTACCTTGGCTTGTTCCCATATGGCAGGAATTAAAGTTTCTAATGTTGTGTCTAAGTTTTCTGTTTCTTTTTGATTTGAAGCAAAAGGAGTGATAACTTGAACCTTCCAATTTGATTTATAATCTGGTTCATTATATTGATCTTCATATACTGTTATGAACTCTGTATCAGGTTCAATAATTGCACATGGAGTTGTTGGTCTTTCTGGTACATATTTATATACCCTGGAAATTCCACCTAATATAATTCCTGATTCTAAATCATCTCTAATTTCTGCAATGTTCATGCAAATCTCACCATATAACGGTTTAGAAGAGGATATACACCAACGAGTGGGTCTCTAGCAATTCTGATGGGGGCACCATCATAAGTTGCATATTGTGAAACACCCATTGGTGCACTTCTGCGATGATAAAGTTCAGATCCAACTTCTAGATAGCAACGCTTTAGAACATGAGGAGGTACAGTAACAGATTGCACATAAGATGCAATTAAGTCTCTTGCTGTATCCCAACATTCTTCAACGAAAGTATCGTCAATGTCGCTTGAGCCTACATAGGCTTTTAAATCTGTCCAGTCCATCGTAATCTCCTATTAAATATTAATTAAACTTAACTGCAGCCTTTGGCTCCTGGCATGTAAGTGCCAAGTATCCATAAACTGAGAATGAGTTTGTTAGTGTAGTGATTTCTTCATCGTTCAAGCGGAATGGTGCGCCTGCTGACTCGTATGCAGTCAACGCTGCTGCGTTCCATGCGTACATTGCGTCTGCACCAAGTGCTGGATCAAGTACAACTGGTAGACCAAGAATGTTTCCTGTCAAACCAAGTGGATTGATTGAACCAAATGTGTTCACTGTTGCGCCAACATTTGAAAGTAGTGGGCGACCTGCTGCGTCTACTGACTTAGCAAGTTTCTTGAATACACTTGAACCAACAAGAATTGCTTCTAGTGGAAGACCAGTGTTCTGGTTAACCTTGACTGCTGCATCTGCAAGTGCTTCTAGAACATCATCTGTATCAAATGATGCTAGTGTTACCTGGTTGAAGTCATCGTCTGCTGCAGTAACCTTTGCGATTGCTGCTGCGTTTGTTGCTGCTGCGTACTTAGCAACGATTGCACGGAATGCTGTGTCAACATAGTTAATGCTTGAACGTTCTACTACTTGACGAGACATATCTGTGTAGCCACCGTATGTCTTGATTGGCTCTGTTGCTGAAGTAAGAGTCAACTTACCATAGGAAAGTGTGTCTCCTTCTGCAGCCTGGTTTCCAATAGCAAGTGTGCTGGTATTGATTTTTGGATATTCTACATTCATTCCGTCAGTAGGCAGTGGGCCTCTTGAGAATAGGTTGAATGTTGGACGACCATTGTTTACGATACGAACTGTATCTGAAACCCAAGCATTTTTCATGATTGAGTCTGCTGTGTCTGCTCCTGTAAAAGTACGGTGAGCATCAAGATCTCCTGCTGCTACTGCTTTTACATATTCTCCGTATGAACGGAATTGTGGTGCTGAAGTTGAAGGTGCTTTTTCTGATGTAATAACATCTAAACGACGTTCCAACTCTTCTGCGTGATTACGTACTTCTGCAATAGCATTAGTGTAATCAACTGTTTGATTTTCCATGGATATTTCCTCCTGATTATTTTCTTCTCTAACTTCCGTTACAGAAGCATTTTCATAAGCGGGAAAAGCAACTAAAGAAATTTCTTTTAGGTTAACTTTTTTGCGTATGATA